TGAATTTAGAAAGGAAGATTATTATGATGTATTTAAAAAGGAGTAGCCTATGTGTAGTCCGCAGTTAGCTGTAGCAGCCTTAATGGCTGTATCAAAGGCCTCAGAGATTTCGCAGGCCAACCAAGCCGCCGCCTCTGAGCAGCAGTCTGCTATGGATCAGCAAGCCATAATGAATCAGCAACGTACTATGGAAGCTGAGGGTGTTAAAGCTAAGGCTGGCCAGGAGCTTACTACTAAGAAACGTGAGCGTCAACGCGAATTAGCCACAGCTAAGGTAGTAGGTGCTGAATCAGGTGTAGCAGGAGTTAGTCCACTTAGAGCAATGTCTAATGTATTCATGCAGGAGAGTCTCGATGCAGGTACTATTGTAGGACTACAGGAAACGAACCTTGCCCAGATTGGTGTCCAGTCGCAGGCTGATTTCCTTAGAACTCGTAGTGCTATTAATGCTGCTGAGAATAAGAAGTCTTCAGGACTGAGTGCTGCCCTACAAATTGGTGTAGCTGGTGTCTCAGGCTATGCAAGTGCTGGCGGTTTCGCTGGTGGTGGTACTGCAGGCGTTACGGGTACTCCTTTTACACAAGGTGGTATGTCAGGAACAGTAATAGGAGCAGGAGCAGGCTCTTACGTACCAACTAAGATGCTTAATGGTGTACCTGTACCAAGATAATTAAATTAACGATTAAAGGAGTATCCGAGGATGCCAAGAAGTCAAAGAACACAATTAAGTAAGAGTCCTACCGCTGAGGCGAAATTAGGCACAATAGGTAGTGAAGCTGTACGCACAGTAAACATGCCTACTGTAACAGCTCAGAAAAGCATGGGTGAATCCCTTGCGGAGGCTGTAGGCCTAGCTGCAAAAGCAGGTGCTGGTATCTACAAAATGGAAGCAGAGAAGCAAAATAAGGCTACTGCTGCCCAGCATAAGATTGAAGGCAATAATGATGGTAAGAATAGAGCCCTGACAGATTTGGAGGAAATTCGTAAGTTACCTTTGCTTGAGCAGAATGCAGCCATCATGGCTAAATCAAGGGCATATTTTGAGTCCCTTAAGGGCTCTAGTTCGGACTTCAGTACAGACTACTTCAGTTCTAATGTATCCGCTTATAGAGATGCAATGGACTCTGCGGATGGTAAAATTTATACTGCTGTTAATAAGGAAGTTCAGGCTAATAATAAGATTAAGGCCTCTAGTGCGATTACCGCAGGGTTTGAGCAAAAACTTACGGCTGCTGAAATTATATCTACAAATAAGGATGGTCCTTGGACGGGTACTAGTGCTCAAAAACTAGACCAATATGTAGAGCAGGCGGCATCTTATGCCCTGGCTATGCAGCAGACAGTCCCAGGCTTTGACACAGAAACCTTTATTAAGGACTACTTAGAGATTAAGGCGCCTAACAACGGTCCTGATTTACTTAAGAACGCAAGTACTGGTGATAAGATTCGTAAGCTACGTGCTGATTTAACTTCTGATGGTAACTCTGTAAATACTGCGATGAAGAAAGAGTATAGGGAGATGACTGGTTTACTAAGCACACAAGGTGCTACACCTACTGAATATAATACACATGTGGATGGTGGTGTTGCGGCGGGCGTATATTCTAAGATTAAGGCTACTGATTTGAAGCTTAAGTACAATGAGAAAGTTACTAAGGAGTTAGTAGCTAAGAATATTACAGCATTAAATGAAGAAGAGCAGGCCTATGTAGCTAAGCTTAAGACTGATGCTACTTATGGGGGCAAAGAAGGTTCATTGTACGTATCTAAGGAGACTAAGACCATCTTAGTGAATTACGAGAAGAACCTTAATAAGCAAGTTGCTGCAAACGATATGACGCACGAGGAAGCTATTGAGAAGGCCGAGGAAATGAAGGCCCATGTATTGAAAACTTCTAAGCACCTTACATACTTAGGTAACTTCCACTTAGGTGGTAGTAATAATGCTAGTAAATATGCAACACTACCTAGCGAGACTAAGGCGTGGGTTACAGACCAGGTTAAGTCCTCTTTAGATCAAGCTAAGGACTTAGGCACTATCGTTAAGATTGCTAATGCTAATCCAGGCGCATCTAAGGCTTATGTATCTACAATGTTTCCGTACACTACGGACGCAGGTAAGATTAAGAAGGCCTTAGAAAGCTTTGATAGCCTAAAGAATCACGATAATGGCTACGATATGTTTAATAAGCTACCTTCTAAGCAGAAGTTATACTACGAGGCACTAGACGCTATTAGAGATCTAGATGGTAATGTAGATGTTTCTCAAGAAGAGGCTGAACGCTTAACTAAGATGGTTGAGGCGGTAGGTGATACCCGTGATTTCCGAATTAAGATTAAGAAGAAGTATAAGGACGTTAAGACCTTGAATGAATCTATTGCAGGACTTCCTGATGATCTACAAGTTGATGTATTAGTGACTTATGATTACTTCACTCAATTTATGAAGCCTTATGATGCGTTACAGCGTATTAAGAGTAAGGTGCGTCCTAAATACTATAAGACCTGGGATATTCCAGGATCCACTAATATATTAGGTTTAAGTGCAGATACGGTTACAGCAATCAACTGGGGATCATTTACTTCAGGAAATAAGATTAGTCCTATCGCTGTCCTGAAAGCCTTTAAGGCTACTGGCAGACCTGTGGAGGGCAATGCCCGTCTCTCTTATGATGAGAGAACAGACACATTTACATTAGGTAAGAGTTCGCTCGATGAGAATGCCTTAGTCCAAGTAGATATGTATAAGGCCACATGGGCTGAACTTAAGGCGGCAACGAAGAAGAGTAAAGGAGAATAAGAATGGCAGAATTTACTTCACTATTTAGTAAGAAGGCTTCTATTCCTACGGGGGAGTCTTTTTCTAAGGCTCTAAACAAGTCTAAGAAAATGACTGATGAATATTTAAGTACCTCAGATGGTATGTCAGCAGCCCAGCAGGAGCTCCTAGATCACGCCTTAGCTAAGAATGATAAGAACTTATTAAATGCTCAGAATGATGTTATTAAGAATCCTGAGTTTTATCGTGAGAGGATGTATGGTGGTACACAGGTAGGTAGACCAGGTGCCGATAAGGTAGATTGGACACATCCTGTATTCTCTAAGGGTGTTTATCGTATGAACTACCTAAAGGCTATGCTGGAGTCTTCTAAGACTGTGGATACCTCAGGTACTAGCAAGGCTGCCCTAACCATTACAGGAACTGTAGCGGGTGTGGCTGTCTCGGAAGAAGCTGATGCTGGTGTTATTAGTAGTATTACCAATAGTATTGTTACTAGTACTGCAGGAGCTACTGAGCGCTACTCTAGATTCTCACAGGATGAGATTAAGGGCGCTGAAGCTGAAATTGCACGCTATGAGAAACTGAAGAAGTCCTTGGATGGTCCTATCTTAAAAGAAGAGGATGATGCCTTCTTTAAGGACTTTACTGATGTAGAGCGCATCTTATTCTTATCTGAGCAGGAAGCAAATACTGATAGTGTATATATTGCGGCCTACAAGAAGAACCTTGTTGATACATGGTCTACCCGTCTGGAACATCAGATTGATGATGAGGATGAGGATGATCTTGAATGGATGGAGTTTGGACGTGATGAATGGTATAAGGAAAACCTAGCAGAATTTAGCTTTACTGGTGAGGACGAAACTGATATAAATAAGGGTAATGGTATATTTCACCTTAAGAAGTTTTGGGATAGTCTTGAGGAGCATGAGCTACCTAACAGTAGAGAAGATGCTATGGCACTTACAGCACGCTACACGGATGAGTTTGCCTTGTCTAAGCGTATCTACTCTAAGGACTCAGGTCTTTTCTTAGACTCTGAATGGGAAGCTATGCTACGAGGCTTTCATGCTGATATTGTATCTAGTGTACTAAGTCCTCAGGAATTAGCCCTAGCGATTGCTACTTTTGGGTCTTCTAAGATTTATACTATCTCAAGTAAGATGATGCAGGCTCGGCTGGCTTTTAATAGGGCAAGTAAGGCAAAGAAAGCCATTATGGGTGTAACAGGCACTGCCATCCTAGGTAGTGGTACCGCTCTTACTATGGAGGAAACCCGACAGGCCCTTAAGGGCCTTGAGTTAGATAACAAAGAGACTATGGCTCTTATTGGTGGTCTATTTGGTGTTGGAACGTATGGCGTCTCAAAGACTATTGAAATAGCTAAGGACTTCTTTATGTCTCTTACTAAGAAGGAACAGACACAGGTCATAGAGGAGCTTGGTAAGAAGGTAAGCGATCTACAGGAAGAAGTTAAGGAAATAGATGGTACTAAAACCCTTAAACGTGAGGATGATGAACCTACATATGACGAACTAGAGCAGAAAATCTTAGATGTAGGTTATGATGATTTAGATACTGTTGTTCAACAAGGGCCTAGGTTAGATCGTAGTGGTATAGCTATGGGAGCCTCTCAGACTCTGAACCCTAGTCCTATCTTAAGAGCTTATGATTTAGGCATTAAGTCTGTATATAACGTGCTGGATAAAATCAGAGCATCTACAAATACCTTAATAGGTAGGGATGGAAAACCTGTAGTACAACAAGGCGCTACTTCTGATGCTATCTACCGTAAGAAGTATGTAGGTACACATAATAAACTAGTGGCTAACCTTAGGTCTCTAATGAAGCAGTCTAAGATGAAAAGGGCGGACTTTAATCTAGCCTTGGATACTGCCGTTAAGAAGCAGACAGCGCTACATAGAGAGAAGAGTGTGGCTGTATCAGTCCTTAAGGATTTTATTAAGGTGAGAAAGGAAGCTCTTAAGGAAACTAATGATCCTAGAGAGGTGTATCGTCTTAATACTATTATTAGTAAGTATGAGCGTAAGCTAGAGACTGCACAGGGACGTATTGTAGATACACTATCGTCAGGCAATAAGCATATTGATGATGCTGTTAGTGAAGTTCAGAACTACTACCAGGTATACAACAGAGAGATCTATGCCTTGGATCGGAGAGACCTACTTAAGAAACAAGGTGACGAGCTAGATAGAGTAGCAGAAAGAGATGGTGATATAGACTCTCTAATGGACAAGCACGATATAAAGTTACAAGAACTTGATGATTTCTATAAGGATAAGCATTTAGGTTATTCGCCTAGATACTGGAATCAAGAGGCCCTAGAGAATGACCCTCAGGCAGCTGAGAAGCTTACTAAGGCACTGCTGAAGAGTTCGTATGCACGGGCATTAAAGGTTAATAACCCTAAGGACTACAAAGAGTTTATTAAGGAAATACCTACGATTGTCTCTAATATGCGTAGGAAGATTAAAGACTCTGACATGGAGAATAATCTTCGTGACATCTCTGCATCACGTGTTGGTGGCGGGGGTGATAAGTCCTCAGGTAAGAGCGAGATTGGTCGTAGAATTGATGTTGATGAGCTTATGGTTCAAGATTTAGTTCAGACTGATTGGACTACTGTTACTCAAGCTTATAATCACGACTTAGGTCATAAACTAGCCTTTAGAGAAGCCTTAGGTGTTAAAGACTGGAAAGAGTTTGATGAAGTCTATATGACAGGAATCAAGGATGACTTATCTAGGTCTAACTTGGGTGCTGAACAGCGTAGGAGAGCCGAGGAAGATATTAAGACTGTTGTAGAAGAGGCCCTAGGTACTCGTGGTTTGATCAAGAAAGATAACTCTGTGCAAAGGATTAAGCGTGTCTTCTTAGATACAACTAATGCTATCTTCTCACCAGGCTTTGGTTTAACTACCATTGCCGAGGCGGGCCCTGTTCTTTCTAATGGCGGTCGTGATATTATTAGACAGATTTGGCCATCAATTAAGCAGGTAGCTAGGGAGTATAAGAAGAAAGGATATGATCCTGATTCCATGGATGCCCTTAAGGGGTATGGTATTGGTGCAGGTATTCAGAACTCACTGGTAGCTTCCCGTTTAGAGGATGGTACTTTCTATGCCTTTAATAAGAGGGCTACCTTTGATCGTAGATGGTCTGAGGGAGCTAAGAAGGTTTCTAATATTGGTTATCACGGTGGTGGTTTCCATGGTATTACCTCTTTCTATAAGTATGCTTCAGCAGGTGCTTTTCAGGCTAAAGTTCACCGTATAGGCACACGTTTGGCTGATGGTGGCAAACCTTTATCTAAGAGTGAAGAGAAATACTTTGCTCGTATGGGTCTAGATACAGATACTCTAATTGATATCTCTAGACAACCTTTTAAGGATAAGGATGGTAATCAGAACTACAATATGAGTGGTTGGGATGATGATGTACAGGAGAGGGTCTGGGACTCTATGAGTAGGGCTACTAATGAGTCTGTTCTAGAGCCTTCAGGCTATGATATGCCTCGTATTACTTCGGGCGGTGATGATATTGGTGCAGTCTCTTCGATGTTCTTACAATACAACCGTTATCCTTTAGCAGCGTACAATATGTATATCAAGAATGGTATGTCAGATAGAGATGCTAAGATTTTGGCCTCATCAGCTACATCATTCAGTATTCTAGCAGCTACCTTATATGCTCAACAAGAGTCTGAGGTAGCTATGGGTATACGTACGGATGAGAATAGACGATACATACATGATGATGATGGTAACTTAACTAGTGATGGTATGATGCAGCTAGGTATAGATACCTTCGGTAAAATGCCGCAGTCTACTCTACTTCCTAGGATGATATCTACAAGTCTAGCCGTTACTGGTCAAGAGCAGTTAGGTCCTGATGGGTTTACACTGACTCCAGGGCAGACTACGGAAGGTGTTGCGCTTAGTACGTTAGGTAGGATTTGGAAGACTAGCCTTGAGGCTTTCGAGGAAGAGGAGGCCCCTGTTGCATTATTGAATATAACACCTGTGGCACGTCACCCCTTCCTTAGTGGCTTTATTGACTACACTGTAGACAAATACGAATAGATAGGAGAAACAATGCGAAATAAAGCAGATATAGAGAGCCTTAACGGGCTACACGACAGAATGGCCATCTACTTCACCGACTTACTTGATGGGGGCGAAAGACTTGCCCCTGGAGAGATCACGGCAGTCTTAAAGTTCTTAAAGGACAATGAGATTACCGCTGACATAGTTGAGTCGAAGCCAATGGCTAATTTAATACAAAACTTCATAGACCAGGAAGAGTCGGTCATGGATGAACTGAGAGGACATTAAGATGGCAATACCAGCAATTGTAGCAGCTTTAGGTATCGGGGTGAGAGCCTGGAAGGCCTACAGCGCCACCAAGAAAGTTAAGATATTAAAGAAGGCCAAGGCGGTTAAGAAGGCTGAAGCTAAGAAACCTACCCGTATTCGTAAGGATAAGGATCAACCTAAGACAGGTCAGAAGGAAATGTTTAATGGTAAGGCAGGTACTGCGGTTAAGAGGCCTAAGGGTCCCGTAAAAGAAGGGTGGTATGAGAATACTACTAAGCAACAGGATCTCTTTAAGAAAGGACTTGAGATTGTTAAGAAGAAACATACTAAATAAGGTACTAAATTAGGAGGGGTATATGGAAGAAGAAGAAGTCAAAAATTTAGTCACGGACTTTAAGGCCTTTGTGAATCACGTATGGCACTGTATTGGGCTACCTGATGCTACGCCTTTACAGCAGGATATATGTAAGACCCTGCAAGAGGGGCATCGTAGGCTTCTTATTGAGGCCTTTCGAGGTGTTGGTAAGACGTACCTAACAGGTGCATATGCTGCTTGGAAGTTACTACGTAATCCTAATGAGAAGGTATTAATTGTGTCGGCCTCAGGGCCTCATGCTGTTGCTATCTCTACCTTTATTCATAAGTTACTTGCTGAGGTACCTGTATTAGCCCATCTACAACCTAGAGGTGATCAAAGAAACTCTGTAATGGCCTTTGATGTGGATGGATGTAAGGCTACCGTACAACCTAGTGTTAAATGTCTAGGTATCAACAGTCAGCTGCAGGGTAACCGTGCGTCCCTATTGATTGCTGATGACGTCGAAACGAGTATCAACAGTGCTACAGAGATCATGCGTGGAAAGATCCTACAGCAGATCAATGAGTTCGACTCAATCCTTCAGACTAATAGTGATGCCTCTATTGTAGGACTAGGTACACCCCAAACAGGTGATTCGGTCTACAATAGGTTCATCGACAAGGGCTTCTTAGTTCGTATATGGCCCTCTAGGGTACCAGAAAAGCCTGAAGTCTACGGAGGCAGGCTAGCCCCTTATATTGAGGATATGATCGCTCTAGGGACACCTGAGGGCTCTGTGACAGATATTAGGTTTACCCATGAGGACCTACTGGAACGTGAGGGCTCTGTAGGTAGGACATACTACAAGCTACAGTACCAATTGGATACTACCTTGAGTGATGCTGATAAGTATCCCCTCAAGCAGAGTGATTTGATCGTAATGGATATTCCTAAGGATAAGGGCCCTATCAGCTTAAGCTACTCAAGTTCCAGGGATGACGTACTGGACATAAGCAACATCGGGTTCACTGGTGATGCACTACACGGCCCTCAGTATGTTGACAAGGAGTTCTCAAATTACGCCTACAGCATAATGAGTATAGATCCCTCGGGACGAGGAGCGGATGAGATGGGCTACTCAGTCATCAAATACCTACATGGTAGGATCTACGTGATGGCCTGTGGTGGTATGCAGGGTGGGTACCAGATGGAAAACCTGGTGAAGCTTGCACAGATCGCTAAGGAGTACCAGGTTAATACTATGTATATAGAGAGTAACTTTGGTGATGGTATGTTTGACCAGCTCCTGAGACCCGTGTTGAAGAAGGTATATCCTGTGAGCATTGAGGAAGTAAGGAGCTCAAAGCAGAAGGAGTTAAGGATCATAGATACTATGGAACCTTTAATGAATCAGCACAAACTAGTTTTCGATGCTGGGATGGTCCGTGCGGATATTAAACATAGCCTTATGGATCCCCAGAAGATGCCCTATGGCTTGATGTATCAGCTAACACACATCACGAGAACCCGAGGTTGCCTAGGGCACGATGATAGACTTGATGCTCTAGCTATTGCCTTAGCTGCTATAGTGGAGACCGTAGGCATTGATGAAGATGAAGCATATGCCGAGTTTAAGGACCAGCAACTTCAAGAGGAGTTAGATGCCTTCATAGGTAATGTTAAGAATCCTAGATGGACTATAGGTATACAAGGGTAGGATGAACTCGATACCTTCATAGGAGACATCAAGAATCCACGGTGGTCCTCTGGTTTTAAAAGCTAGGTCGGCTTACCCGCCTCCCCCATCTAGGAGGGCTTGAGGGCCCACCAAGGATCCAGCTAACACACATCAGGAATACCTAGGTTAAAAGTTATCCACATAGTTATACACAGCTTAAACCTTGATGTAGCAGTAA